GTCCGTTTGCACCAAGCCCTTCATCTTTTGTCTTGAATATTACTGAACCATTTGTCATGGTATATGTAATAGTACCTGGTGTAGTAGCACAAGCTCTTACATAGAATACTTTTGAAGCACCTGGTACCCCTTGTCCAGCTGGTAAGAACAATGGTTCTCCAATAAGCCAGTTTTGACCCCCTTTTACATGTCTTCTATAATCAAAAACATTGTCAAATTCATAAATTGAATCTTTCCCAGTTTTATCAGTTCCAGCTATACCAGAACCAGAAGCCCAACCGGCACCAACACCTGTGTCAATGATAAGAATGTTACCATATGATAAGTCAAGTGGTGGGTTCTTAATTGCTGATTTTACTTCTGAATATACACCAGGGAGTACTTTTTTCTTCCCCTTAAAAATTATTGATGTTCCCATTACTGATTTTTATGATTATCTTGTTCTTGTTTAACAATCTTTGCTAAAGCTGTTTCCCACTCTTTAGTAGTCTTTTCTACTTTATCATGGTTTTTCTTTGCATAGAACTTTCTCTCTATTTCTGTGAGAGATTTTGTTGAAAGAAAATCTTCAAAACTAACTGTATCTTCTTTCTTTTTTACTTCATCTGGCATAAGATTACTATTTATTCATAAATATAGTAATTATTCAACAATTGTACCAGGAAAAAGAATGTCTTTCGGATACATTTTCTTGAATAAGTTCATAGTCCCCGTTTCATATTCAAATGAGAGTCTGAGTACTCTTGTAAAGAAGTTTCTTGGTACAACTTCACTATAAATTGAAATATCTTGCCCACTAATTTGTAAGTTTTGCAACTTATTTTGATGTAAATGAGTAGTCAACCCTGTCAGTAATGCTCTTACTACATGATAAATCAACACCACCTCATTACTATTGTCACTATGAATCACAAGGTCATAAGTTGCCTTATACCTTCTATTGTAGGTTTGGAAATAATTGGGGGATGGTTCTTTAATGCTTTGGTCTGGGTTAACACCTTCATCTGTATCATAGATAGCACCTAACTCATTCTCACCAATACCAATTGAGTTAACAGCTGGTGAATCACCTGGGATTGTTATTGTGATACATGGGGGTGTTGAAATCTCCATATTGAATACTGTATCAACCTGTATTTCTCTTGGATGTGTACTATCATTTTCAACAAAAATTTTCAACCCTTCAGCTAGTATATCAAGTTTCTGAAATTCAATATCTTTCAAAAGATTTACTATTATTGAATCATTCTCCTGACTTGAAACAAGTAGTGAGTTGTAGTCATCTCTCAACATAGCTAGTGCTTTTGTGAGAGTATCATGAATCAAGAATTCTGGTATTAGTATTAGTGCCATAATTACGGTTGAAACCCAAGTTTTTTTAGTTCATTATCAATTTGTACACCAAGTTCATCTTCCAGATTCATTTTTTCTAAAGCTTTACCCATTAACTTTCTTGCTACTAGCCCTGGATGTATAAAGGCATTTTTGTTTGAAAGTTCTGAAACTCTTCTGAAAGACATATAAGTATTCTGTCCAGTAACATTATCTTGCATCTTTGTTATCCCTTCATAGATTGGTGACTTATGAGTGTAAGCATCAAACAATATCTTACCTGCTGAGTCTTTTATTTCTGGTCTTGTCTTCTTTGTTTGAAACTGTGAAGGTATATTATCAAGTTTCAAGGATTCTTTGATGTCTAGTTTCCTTGCTTCTTTGTAAATCTCATCTGGCATTTTTGAAGAAGAGATGTTGCCTTGTTCAATCCCTGTTGTCCACCTCAATGGTACTGTGATGAACTTCTTCCCATTCTTTGTAAACTTAACCTTAGCTGAATTTAATAAATGTAGCTTTAAATCGAAAGGTGAAGCACCTTCTTCTAACATCTGAATCAACTTATCTTTTGAATAGTCTAAAAGAACTGTTCCTTCTAGTTTCCCTGTATCAACCAATTTGATGTTTTGTAAATACCTTTGTCTAGTTGAATGTAGTTCATTTGAAGCTTCTTGTTCCAATTTTGAATAATAAACCATAGCTAATGACTTTGCTATGTTATCAAACATAGATTGTATTTGTTCGCCAGTAATGTCAAACTGTGAAGTAATATCAGATGAATCTATTTCAATTGGTATGAGCACTTCTTGCTTATTATAGAGTAAACTAATTTAATGAATCAAATTGCTGTTTCTAGAAATTCTCTTCATTAGCTTAAATTTAATAAATGTTGAATCTCTTGAATTTTTTCTTCTAATTTCTCTAAATCTTCATTCACCTGTTGAACATATTGGTTCAAACCTTCTTGTTTTGTAGTTTTTTCAGCTAACAAATTTTGAAGTAATTGTTGTGGGTCATGCTCAACTTCTGAAGTAGTTGTCTCAATAATTTTCCCGTCTTTTAACTTAAATGGCATAGTGTTTATAGTTTAGTTAGTCAATACTTCTAAAAATTTCTTTCCAGTTTGTCCCGTTCCATCTTAACCCTAGTTCATCATCTGCAGTTGCTGAGAAGTCAACACCACCTGAAAGTTTCATTGTAGCTGTGTTTGCACCACCAGCTGTATTGTTCTTTATTGTTATATTCCCTGCAAATGAAAGTACTACTACTTTTTTAAATACAAGTTGGTCTAACACTATTGCTGGTACTATTTGTCCAGGTACTGTCCCTACTTGATAGACTGTATCAACTGTCAACCCCCAATTCTGTAACTCAATGGTGCCTTCCGACTGAACCTTTGTCATCTCACCTTGAACACCTGAAACAACACTAAACCCTATGAAAGCCTTAATGTGTTGCATATTAGCAGCATCTAGTTTGAATAATTCATCATCAATCAAAACTAGAGCTGTATGAGATGGGAAAGTTTCACCAGCTATATACTGTGAATAGTGTATATTCCCATACAATTCAATATCTGCTCTTATTTGTTTCTTTGCTGACATTAGATTACTTTTCTTACTATTATAATTGTCCCAGATGTTTGTTGAGAAAATGTTACTCTAATAGAATTTGCATTCACTATTTGAACTTGTCCTTCAATTTGTTCTCCTGACTGGTCATAAATTTGTACCACTACAAGTGTGGTGTTCTGATTATGTTCAATGAGTACTTGATTCTGATTTACAAAAGTGAACGGCATCATATCTAGTGGTGTTTTGTTCACTACTGTGATAGTCATAGTACATTCACAATCACAAGCTTCCCCTATATTCCCATAAATACCACAACTTTGTTCTTGATATGAGTTATCAACAAATCTATCATCTCCAGTGTTTGGTGATTGTTGAAAGTAGTGAGACCTTCTTGCTATAGCTGAGACAGGCATATTCTGTATTACTTCACCACCATTCTGATACTTAAATGTTTGCATGGTATCTCTTTTCATCTCAAGTACATAATATACTGGACGGTGGTAATACCTTAGAGAGATTGATAGCTTGTCTTTTGGTATGTTACTTGGTAATGCATTAATGAAATCCCATTTGATTTTGAGTATGTTCCCAGGACCCATTTCAAAGTCATTACTTGAAAGTATAGTCAGTTTCTCATTTATAGTGATGAAGATACCAGCAAATAACATCTTCTGAATCTTATAATCAGTCCAACAGAAATAATCAGATGTACCAGTTTGATTGATTGGTTTGATATGTACAACTTCTTGATGAATTGCTTTCCCATCTACAAGTGTAATTCTGTCCATATACCCCAACTGTTCATCATCTCTACAAGTGATGTTAGCCATACCTCTTACTTCTTCAGACCAACCTTTATAGTCAGTAACAACACTCAGATTGGTTACTAACATTCTTGTCTCTTTTGGATTAATGTATATCCAACCTGTACTACCACAATTTTTACAACCTGATTGTTGGTTTACAGCTTTTGACTTACATGGACATTGTAAGGCTTTTTCATACAATACTCTTCTGCCTTTCTGATAAAGAATCTTATGAAAGTCATTTAGTTCAAAGTCAGCCCTCGGAGGTCCTGTTGGAAAAGATTGTTGTAATCCCATGATTATGCTACTGACATCACAACTGAAGTATATTGGTCTTTTAACCTACCAAGTAGTGAAGTATTTTTGTCTGGGTTTAATTGTTCTGAATATTGTTTCATCCTTGCACCCCATATCCCTGTGGTTCCATTTGCATAAGTTGAAACACTTTGTGAAAGACCATCAAGTGATATTGATTTGGATGACATTCCTAAGCCAATACCACCAAAATTGGTTCCGTTTGATTGCAGGATAACTTGCCCACTCTGGTTTACTGATTGTGTCATTCCACCTGACATTAAAGCATCTGATATTACTTGAAGTACTTTCAATGATGTTAACATCCCTATACAATCTAGTATCTCACTTGGCACTTTATCCCACCCTGTTACATATTCAATTGTCCAGTAATTGGGAATTTGCCTTGAATTGTTTAATGCTCCACTGATTAGTGGTACTATACCAGTATAAACTGCTCCACCATCTACTGTACCTTGTGTTGGTACAATGTTAAGCATTCTTGAGTAGTTTCGATTATCATTTGTTTTTCTTGCACTCATCCAGTCTTTTGGATAACTTACTTGTCTAACTGTTCCAAGATAACCATCTAATGCTATTGGGCATACAACTGGAAAAGTTGTATTGATAAACCCCCAAGCTTGCCAATCAGTATTCCCAAAGTGTTTTTCTTCTCTGATAATTTGTTTTCTAAATCTTAAAGAGAGGATGTTCTCCAATTCAGAAACAGAAGAATCTATAAAAAACTGAATAGACTCTTCTGTAATTTCTGATGGAATAGGGAGTCCAGCAAGATATCTACTTTTCAAATCACTGATTGAAAGTATAGTTGATAAGTTGATGTTGAAGCTACTTGATAGACTTATTAGTCCCATTTTTCTTTGTTTTAGTTACCTGAATTAACAATCTTGTCTGTAAGGTACTTTAACAGGTCAACTTTTTTCAAGTT